CCCCCACTTAAATCTTTAGGAGATTAATTATGACAATGCAATATGACGTAAAAGGCTCGCACCTTAGTGGTTCTGGCTTTTTATATGTTGGTCGAGTTCGCATGAAAAACTTGGTATATCAAGGTAATGGTACTGCTGGCGCTATTGATATTTTTGATACTAACGTTGCGCCTAATGCTGCTACATATGCTCGAACTGGTTATGTAGTTACAGTAACTAGTACAGGACATGGTTTAGGTAACGGGCAACCAGTTGGTATTACTTTTGCACCGCTTTCAAACGTGTCAGCTACTGCGGGTAACTACGTAGTAGGTAATGCTACTGCAAATACATTTACTATTACTGATATTAATACTGGTTCAATTGCTAACACAGCGAACTGTACGTATGTTTTTGGTGGTAATGAATGGCTTACTAGCTACAATACTGGTACTGCAGTACAACCTTTCCAAGTTATTTTTTCTGGTGAAGGCGTATTAGCAAGAAACGGTGTCTATGCAAACGTAACTAACATATCGTATCAAACTATTCAGTATGGCTAAGAAAAAAAGTCCCTCTCTTGCGATTGGTCGTGGTGAAAAGTTGCCTGTATCTAAGGGCGCTGGGCTTACCGCCAAAGGTCGTGCTAAATATAATGCAGCTACTGGCTCGAATTTAAAAGCACCTCAACCTGAAGGCGGCCCACGCAAGAAGTCTTTCTGTGCACGTATGTCTGGTATGCCGGGTCCAATGAGAGACGAAAACGGTAAACCTACCCGCAAAGCCGCATCCTTAAAACGCTGGAAATGTTAGTATGATGGAGCTTCAAATTAATGATCCAGAAATAGTAACGGCAAGGGAGCTAGCCACCCATGCAAATGATATTAAGCATTTACAGGATGACATGGACAAGCTTGTTAAAGATATGGAAGAAGTTAAAAAATGCTTAGCCGAAATCCAACGTCTGCTGGGCGAGCAAAACGCCAGTAAAAAAACAATGCATAGTGTGTTAACTGTAGCTGCTGGTTTAGCTGGTGGTGTTGTTGTATGGGTTCTTGATAGGTGGTTTAAATAATGCCTAGCACATCTAAAAAACAACACAACTTTATGGCAGCTATTGCACATAATCCAGCTTTTGCTAAAAAGGTAGGGGTCCCACAGTCTGTAGGAAAAGAGTTTAACAACGCCGATAAAGGCAAAAAATTTAGGAGTGGTGGTATGACTAAAAGCGATTCAAAAGAAGATATGAAGATGGACAAAAAACAAGATAAAGCTATGATTAAAAAAGCTTTTTCTATGCACGATAAACAAGAACACAAGGGTGAGCACACAAACTTATCCAAACTTAGAAAAGGTGGTATGGCTATGAAAAAAATGGCAAGCGGCGGTGCAACTAAAGAAACTATGGGTCCACGTACTATGTCTAAAGATGTAGAAGCTGGCTCAAACAAATTAACTAAGTTTGGTCAAAGCGCTGTGCAAAAGCGTGGTATGACTAAAGGTAAAAACCTTGGAGATACTGGCTCAACAATGCCAATTCAATCTATGAAAATGGCAAAAGGCGGTTCAGCTTCTAGCCGTGCTGATGGTATTGCTTCTAAAGGCAAAACCAAAGGAAAGATGTGCTAAATCATGGCTAAGAACGGTTACGATCAAACGTACGAAAATGACCGCCTGCAAAACGAAGAGGACAAAGGTTTACCTCGTCGTGCTGCTAAAGCCGCTTTAAATTTGGTTAAGCCAAAAGCAACAAAACCCGATACTGGTGAAACAACTAACCCTATGGGTGACAAGTACGCTAAAGGCGGTAAAGTACGTGGGCACGGTATTGAACAGCGTGGTAAAACCAAGGGTAAATTTGTTACTATGTGTACTGGCGGCTACATGGGCAAAGGCAAAAAATGAGAGCTTCTCGTGGTATGGGTGATATCGCCCCTTCTAAAATGCCTAAGGGCAAAACTATTGTTCGTAAGGATAACCCTAACGATGTAGAAGTTTATAAGAAGGGCGGTAAAGTAAATGCCGCAGGTAATTACACCAAGCCTAGTCTACGTAAGCGTATTGTTTCTCAGGTTAAAGCTGCTGCTACTCAGGGAACTGGGGCGGGTAAATGGTCAGCCCGTAAAGCGCAGCTAGTAGCTAAGAAATACAAAGCGGCTGGTGGAGGGTACAAATGAGTAGCCTTGCAAAACCTCAGCAATCACTAAAAGCTTGGGGTGAGCAAAAGTGGAGAACTAAGTCTGGTAAAAAATCTTCTGAAACTGGAGAACGTTACTTGCCAGAAAAAGCTATTAAAGCACTTAGCCCACAAGAATATGCAGCAACTACACGTGCTAAACGTGCAGGAAAAGCAAAGGGTAAACAGTTTGTAGCGCAACCAAAAAGCATTAAAGAAAAAACTAAAACGTATAGGAAAATTTAAAATGGCTGAAAAATGGATTCAAAAAGCAATTAAGAAGCCTGGTGCATTACGCAAAGAACTTGGCGCTAAAGAAGGCAAACCAATTCCAGCGAAAAAGCTAGCTGCAGCAGCTAAGAAGCCTGGTAAAATAGGTCAACGTGCACGTCTGGCTGAAACCCTAAAAGGATTAAAAAAATGATCGTACGATTCTTAAAGTGGGCGTTAAGTAAGTTTGAACCAAAACCAACACTAGAAGAAAAGCTAGCGGCTTGGCCTTTTCCTGCGCCCGAAGTAAAAAAGAAACCTACCGTAAAAAAAGCTACAACACGCAAGCCAGCAACTAAAAAGGCTAAGTAATGACTACTGCCGGTACTTCAACGTTTAATTTAGACCTTAATGACTTAGTTGAGGAAGCATTTGAACGTGCTGGATTAGAGCTGCGTAGTGGATATGATTTACGTACAGCCCGCCGTAGTCTTAATTTGCTTACTATTGAGTGGGCTAATCGTGGTCTTAATTTGTGGACTATTGAGCAGGGACAGATTGTAATGGCAACAGGGCAAGCAACCTATGCCTTGCCTGTAAACACCATTGACCTTTTAGACCAAGTTATTCGTACAAACAACGGTACAACTAATCAATCGGATATTAATATTAGCCGTATTTCTGAGTCTACATACTCAACAATACCAAACAAGTTAACTCAAGGTCGCCCAATTCAAGTTTGGATTAATAGACAAACTGGAGCATCAAACCCAACAACCGTAGTTACAACGGCTAACGTAGCTTCTACAGATACTACAATTAATTTATCAAGCACAGTTGGTTTAGCTTCTGCGGGGTTTATACAGTTAGATGCTGAAGTTATTGGGTACGCTAACGTAAACGGAAACCAGTTAATTAACTGCGCCCGCGGTCAAGCAGATACTACGGCAGCTGCACATGCTATTGGTAGTTCAGTTACTGTACAAAATTTACCTTGTATTAATGTTTGGCCCACTCCAGCAGCTCCTGGGAATCAATATACATTTGTTTATTGGCGTATGCGACGTGTTCAAGATGCAGGTACTGGCGTTACTACCCAGGACATCCCATTTCGCTTTTTGCCTTGTATGGTAGCTGGTTTGGCATACTACATTGCTATGAAAAAACCTGAAGTAGATGGAAACCGTGTTTTAGCTTTAAAAGCAGCGTATGAAGAACAGTTTCAATTAGCCGCAGACGAGGACCGGGATAAAGCCCCAGCTCGTTTTGTACCAAGGAACCTATTCTATGCCTAGCCGTTACTCTTCTGGCAAATATTCGATTGCTGAGTGTGACCGTTGTGCGCAAAGATACATGTTAAAGCAGTTAAAAACGCAGACAGTTAAGACAAAGCCATATAAAATTAAGGTCTGTCCTACTTGTTGGGATCCAGATCAGCCGCAGTTGCAATTGGGTATGTATCCGGTTAATGACCCACAAGCAGTACGGGAACCAAGACCTGATATAAGTTATTACGCTTCTGGTACTAATGGATTGCAGATTAATTTAACTGGGGTCGGCCCCGATGGGCTTGGGGAACCAGATATGGGTAGTAGGGTATTTCAGTGGGGTTGGAATCCTGTAGGGGGTTCAAGGCTATTTGATAACGCTTTAACACCAAATAACTTGATAGGTAACACACAAATTGGTACAGTAACGGTAAGCATAACTTAGGAGTAAATCATGGGATTTAAATCAGTCGCAGACGGCGTAACAAAAACAGGTAAAACTAAGGGTAAAAACCTTGGTGATACTGGTCCATCAGTTGGTATTCAAACAGGCAAAGGCTCTAAAGGAGCTTCTACCGTAACCAGCGCAGCAATGAAAAGTATGGGACGTAATTTAGCCCGTGCTAAAAATCAGGGGTAATCATGGCTAAAAACAACAAACCAGCTGAGGCATATGCAAAGCCTCATACAATGCAGGGTACAGATGTAGGCCCTAAAGAAGCCGAAGCTGCTGTAGTTAAAAAAGGTAATCAAATGGATGACCTTGACATATCTGTAGCTGGCGTATTTAAAAAACAAAAAGGCGAAAATAAGAATGGCTCTTGGGAATTCCGTGGCGCAGGTGCTGCAACCAAAGGGCGCAAATCGTACGGGCCTTTAGCTTAATGAATTATTCAGAACTTTTTACGCAAATACAAACGTACACTGAGAATCAGTTTCCAGATACGTTTGTGCAGGTAACTACTGGGGGTAGTGCGACTAACGTCAATGCTGTCACTCAAATTAATACCTTCATTATGCAGGCGGAAGAGCGCATCTATAATTCGGTGCAAATCCCCTCATTGCGTAAAAACGTTACTGGTACATGCACTTTAGGTAATAAATATTTAGCCTGTCCAAACGACTATCTATCCACTTATTCGTTGGCAATTATTAATCCTGATGGCACTTACGAGTATCTGCTTAATAAAGACGTTAACTTTATTCGTCAATCATACCCGTCACCAACAGATACTGGCACCCCAAGATACTATGCTTTGTTTGGTTCTAGATTAAATGATCCAAATCAACTTACCTTTATTCTCGGGCCAACCCCTGATCTTAGTTACAATGCAGAGCTACACTATTTCTATTATCCAGAGTCTATTGTTACTGCTGGCACCTCATGGCTTGGTGATAACTATTCCCCTGTTCTTCTTTATGGTTCCCTCGTTGAGGCGTATACCTATATGAAGGGCGAAGCAGACATGTTAGCAGCGTATAATGCTAAATATCAAGAAGCAATGCAGCAACTTAATCGTTTGGGAACCGGTCTGGAGCGTGGAGATGCTTACAGAGACGGACAAGCAAAAATCGCAGTAAACCCTTAATTAGGAGCAACAAATGGCAATCACTCAAGCAATGTGCGATTCATTTAAGGTGCAAATCCTTAGTGGTCAGCAAAACCTAGTATCAGGCGCAACAACTGTATATAAATTAGCTTTGTATACAAGCTCAGCAACATTAAGCAACTCTACTACAGCGTACACAACTGTGAACGAAGTATCTAGTTCAGGTTCAAACTACACTGCTGGTGGTAATACACTAACAGTTAGCACAAGCCCAACTTCTACTGGTAACGTAGCGTTCTTATCGTTTGCTAATAGCTCTTGGACTA